GGGTCATAAGCGGGGATGTCGCCCGCCGTGCCAGCGCCGGCCATTTCAATCTCGAAAGTGATTTCAGCGTGCTGGCCGAGCAGCGTGCCCGGGTCGTTGCCGAAGGTGCCTTTGTCCAGTTCGCGCCGGAGCTCTTCGCCCTGCAGGGGGCGGATCTCCAGATTGCGCGTCAGGATGGCGTTCAGCGCGCCGGTCGGCTCCTCATCGGTGCCGTAGGTGGCCTCGATGGCAGCGAGCAGGACGCGGCGGTTAAATCGTTGCTTCGCCATGGTTTACTTCTCCTTTCCCTTGGCGGCCGGCTTCACTGCCTTCGTGGCCTTGGCGTCCGTGGCTGGCTCGACCTTGCGAGCAATGCGGCCCCGGGGCTTGGTGGTCGTCGGCTGCTTGCGCAGCGCGTCCTGAATGTCTTTTTTCATCGGTTTCATCGGTCTACTCCGAAGATGAACACCCCGAGGATCGAGGCGGTTGGTTTCATGGTCTGGGCGGATGGCGTGATGGAGTCCAGGGCCAGTTCGGCCAGCAGGTCCTGCTCTGGGGCCTGGTTGGCCAGGGTTTCGAGTTCGCGCGCCATGGCGTTTTCTTCGGCGTCGATCTCGCGGCCGCTGACGTCGCGGGCTAGCTGGTTCTCGCCGTAAATAAAGATCTGCACCCGCGGCAAGTCGCCCGGGCGGTACTCGTAGTCGTAGGAATCGCGCGGGCCCGGCAGGATGGTGAACACGCCATCGGCGCGGTCCGCCTTGGGGTGCTTGTCCCAGTCCTTCAGGTCGCGGGTCACCAGGCGGGTGGGCGCGATCGTGCCGAGCAGCGTCTCGATGGCGTCCAGCACGGCTTCGAAGTCGGTCAGCTGGTCGGTCATGACAGGGCCACCTCGATGCTGTCGCGGGCGGCCTTCGGCACCAGTGCCAGCATGCGCTGCTGACTCGTTTGCAATGCACGGTCAAAAAACGGCTGGGCCTTTGTACCGTCGCGCCGAATCTTGCGCGCAATCAGGAACAGCATGTCGCGCTCGCTTCCGCCCTCGCGTGGTCGCAGCTGAGCCAGACGCGCCCAGCGGCGCAGGGCCTCGATCGGTGGCGTGCCGCCGGGGCCGGTGCCTTCATGCACGTACCGCGCATGCGGGGCATCTGCGATGGCTTGATGGTGCGCTTCGGCAATCTTCTGGTTGCGGATGCTGTTGACCAGCTCGCTGATCGATTTCGGCGCGTCTTCCTTGCCCATCCGCGCGGCTTCGATCGCCACGCGCTGCACGGCGCGGTCGGTGTCCTGGCGAACCAGTCGCGGAGCGCGGCGCAGGGATTCGGCCAGGCGGTCTACCGTGTGGCGGATCTGCACGCTCATGCGGCCACCCCCCGCGATCGACGGTATTCGGTCATCAGCATCTCGTAGAGCGAGCGCGGCGTCTGGTTGCGTGGCCCGGACACGCTGGTGCGGGTCTCGACGTGGCGCGAGACGTTCATCAGCGCCAGCTCCTTGCAAGCTTCGGCCTGTGCGCGCAGCAGGATCAGGCCGCGATCGGTGCCGTCAAGGCTCAGATCGTCGCTCGTGCTGCCGGTCCAGAAGCTGGCGGCGTAATAGAAACGGTACGTGGATCCCAGCGTGATGATCTGGTGCCGGGTCGGCGCGGGCGTCAGCGTGATGCGCTGGCCGGATGCGGTGCGGCTGACGCGGGCGCGCGGCAGCGGGCCGGGATGGTTGTCCGCCCAGGGGTTGATGCGCTTCTCGGTGCCCCACAGGGGGGAATTGATGCGCACCAGGTCCGCGGGCACGTCCGTGTAGTCGGCCTGATCGGCAACCAGTTCGAACTCGCCGATCAGCGTGCGGTTGCGGTTGTCGCCCAGGTCGGCAGCGGCCACCTGAATATGGCGGACGAAATCGGCGTCCGGATCGGCGTCCGTGCCCTGAAAATAGTCGGCACTGGACAGGAGCGAGGCTTTCAGCTCGCTGATCAGATCAGTGGCGCTAACGGTGGCCATCAGACTACCGGAGCCCAGAACCAGCGCACAGAAAAAAACCGCAGCGGCCAGCGACGAAGGTCGCGGGCCCGGCCGGCGCTGTTGGGTGGAACCCATGCCGCTGCGGTGCATTCACTTACTCGTCGACCTTGTCGGCGTCGCCATCGGGATCGGCGTCGCCTTCACCATCGGGATCAGCCTCGCCTTCACGATCGGGATCAGCGTTGCCTTCACCCAGTTTCAGCTCTGCACGTCGAAGGTGCTCTTCGTCGAAGGCTTTCAGCAAGCTCTTGCGAGTCTTGTTGCCGTCCTTCTCCGCCTGCTGCAGCTTGTCGAACTGCTCATCCGTCAGCTTCGGCAGATCGGGCACGATATCGGCCACCGGGTTGTCCAGCAGCTCAAGCACCGGGTCGCTGTGCTGCTTGCGCGGGCGCTGGGCCGGCGGCGGCGTGTAGTCCGGGTGGTCGCGTTCGTCAACAAACAACGTCGCGCCCGGCGCAACAGCCCGGCCACCGATCGTGCGGCGAACCTTGCTGTCGTTAAAAAATGGCACTTTCTTCATGGCTTTGCTCCTGGAGCGTGATCGTCAGAGGTCTGAAAACACAGCCCGGCCTGTGG